GAGTGGCAGATACAAGTTCTTGAAAGTCAAGCAGACTTTGTAGGTAAGCTCGGTGTAGAAGCAATAGAAAAAGCAGGACAACATTACAACATGCGTTGTCCTTTAACAGGCGAATATAAAATAGGAGATAGTTGGTATGAAACCCATTAAAAATACAAGTAGAAAAGGAGACTTCGCAGAGTATTATGCTGTAACATGGTTATGGGATAAAGGCTACGAGGTTTTTCAAAACTCAGGTTGTTCAGGACCAGTTGATTTGATAGCTATAAAAAATAATGAAACAACTTTAATAGATGTAAAAACTTTATATGCAAGAAAAAACAGAGAAGTAAACTGGGATACAGGTAAAGGATTACTACCCTCAAATAATAGAACAAAGAAACAAATAAAAATGGGAGTACAGTTATTAACTTTTAACCCACATACAAGAGAATTAAAATTCGTGGAGCATTCAGAATGAAACCAATAAAAGAAGACAGAAAAAAGTTTGACATTGACTTGGCTTATGGTACAATAAGAGAAGAAAAAATAGCAGACATGATGACCAATAAAAAAATAGAAGTTAAATCTGAAAAAGATTTATGGCAAAAGTCTGGAAACATCTGTATAGAATATGAATCATACGGTAAACCTTCAGGCATCAGGGCAACTGAATCTGATTACTGGTTTCATAATCTATGTGTAGGAGACAATGAGTTCTGCACATTAGTTTTTAAAACAGATGTACTTAAAACAATAGTAGATAAAGCAAATACGTTTAGAACTGTAAGTGGTGGAGACCACAACGCAAGTAAAATGTTTCTTGTTAACCTACAAAAATTATTCTCATCAGATGTAATCAACGCATTCAAGGAAACAGAAAATGAAAAAGCTAAGTAACTTAGTACCCGACATTTATGCCATGTTAGATTCTCTGACAGAAGGCAATGAGTTAGACATTTCAGAAGAAACTTATGAAGAGTTTGGTAAAGAAATGGCTGATGCTCTTAGACACTGGGCTACTCCTCAAGACAGAACAAACAAAGAAACTCTTAGGATGTCTAACATAGGTAAACCTGAAAGACGTTTGTGGTATGATGCTCATACTCAATCAGACACAACAGAAAAGTTACAGCCTAACATACAGATTAAATTCTTATACGGACATTTACTTGAGGTTTTACTTTTGTTCTTTGTTAAACTTACTGGTCATAAACTTACCGACATGCAGAAAGAAATAACTGTAAACGGAATCAAAGGACACATGGACTGTAAGATAGACGGAGAAGTGGTAGATGTAAAGACTGCATCAGGTTATGCCTTTAAGAAGTTTAAAGAAGGTACACTAAGTGAAGATGATGCCTTTGGTTATCTCTCTCAACTAGCAGGTTACGAAGCAGCCGAGGGTACAAACAAGGGTGGTTTCTTGGTTATGAATAAAGAAACAGGAGAGCTTTGTACTTACATACCTGACGATATTGAAAAGCCTAACATAGTAACTAAGATAGATAACATAAAAAAACTTATAGTAAAAGATACTCCACCTGAGTTTTGCTATACTCCTGTAGCCGAAGGTCTTTCAGGCAACATGAAGTTAGCTAAGAACTGTGGGTGGTGTCCTCATAAGATAGAATGCCATAAAGATTCTAACGAAGGTAAAGGACTAAGAGCTTTCAAGTATGCCAAAGGTCCTGTATATTTTACAACGGTTACTAAAGAACCAAAAGTTGAGGAAATAAAACTATGAGAGAAATAAAAACTAAACAAGTACGTAAGCTATCTAAAGAGTTTGTAGTAGAATGGTTACAGAGTATGCTTACTGAAGAAGAACAAAAGAAAGTAAGCGTAGATAATTATGAAAAGTATTTACCTGAAGACACACACTTCTATGCTAACAGAAAACTAATGGTTTCTGCCTACACCCCTAGGTGGTTTGCCCAAAGAATTAAAAAGGTTTTAAGAACTAAACATATAGATGACATTACTTATTCGGATGTTATTTAATGGTCGGCTTTAGAAAACCTAGGAAGGTTAGACCAAAAGAAAAGGATGTTCCAAAGGGATATGATTCTAAGTGGGAGCATACATTGCACACCACTATCTTACAAGAATGGAAACATCACACGAATAAAGTTCCTTACATTGTTGAGCATAATTACGAGCCTGACTTTGTAAAGAGGATAGGTAACAAAGAATATCTTTTAGAAGCAAAAGGTAGATTTTGGGACTATCAAGAATATAATAAGTATGTGTGGGTGCGTAAAGCACTCAAGCCAAATCAAGAGTTAGTGTTTTTATTCTTGAGTCCTTATGCTCCTATGCCACAGGCTAAGAGAAGAAAGGATGGCACTAAAAGAACACATGCAGAGTGGGCTGATAAAAATAAATTTACATGGTACAGTGAGAATACTTTACCTGATAACTGGAGAAACGATGAACTATAAATTTAATGAGGATGAAATAATAAAAGACATACAAAGCTATGTAGACGCTACGTATGGCTTACATTATTCCAATGGAAAGTATCAAGCATCAGATATGATAATAGATGCAGGACATGGAGAAGGTTTTGCCATGGGAAACATCATGAAGTATGCTATGCGATACGGACAGAAGGGTGGTAAAAACAAAATGGACTTGCTAAAGATAGTACACTATGCTATAATAGCAATACATTTACAGGATAAAGAAAATGATTGAAGATAAAATAGGAACTAAGCCTTACTTAGGAATTGAAATAGACTACGATAAAGAAAAAACATTTGATAAGTTTAGTCTTGACACATTGAAAGATAGATATCTTTGGGAGAATGAAACACATGCACAAGAAGCATTCGCAAGAGCCTCCGTCTTCGGAGCAACCTTCAAAGGTGAGACAGATTTTGAGTTGGCTCAAAGACTTTACAACTACAGCTCCTCTCGTTGGTTCATGTTTAGCACTCCTATACTTAGTAACGGGGGAACAAGTCGTGGGCTTCCTATCAGTTGTTTCCTTAATTATGTTCCTGACAGTAGGGGTGGTTTATCTGCTCACTATGACGAGAACATATGGTTGGCAAGTTCAGGTGGAGGCATTGGTGGATATTGGGGCGATATTAGGAGTAACGGTATTTCTACTACTCATGGCAGTCGTTCTACTGGTTCAATTCCTTTCATGCACGTAGTTGATTCACAGATGTTAGCCTTTAATCAAGGCACAACAAGACGTGGTAGCTATGCAGCTTACATGGATATAAGCCATCCCGAGATTGAAGAGTTTATAAACATGAGAAAAGAATCGGGTGGAGACATCAACAGAAAGAATCTCAACATACACAATGGTATAAACATTACCGACTCATTCCTTGAAGCAGTAGAGAAGGATGATGACTGGAGATTGATTGACCCTAAGAGTAACGAAGCTGTTAAGATAATAAACGCTAGAGACTTATGGTGGCAAATCATTCATGCTAGAGCAGAGACAGGCGAACCTTACATGATTAACATAGATACCTGTAATAAATATCTACCTAAAGCACAGAAAGATTTAGGTCTTAAGATTAGACAAAGTAACCTGTGTTCAGAGATTACTCTACCAACAGACGAAGAACGAACAGCAGTATGTTGTTTATCATCCGTAAACCTAGAACACTTTGATGCTTGGTCAAAGGATGATAACTTCATACAAGATTTAATAACCATGCTTGACAATGTTTTACAGCACTACATTGACAACGCAATAGATACAACACAACTAGGAGAATACAGTGCAAACTTTAAAAGATTTCAGAAATATGTTAGAGAAGGTAAAGAAGGATTTACTAAGTCTGCCTATTCGGCATATAGAGAGAGAAGTCTCGGACTCGGTGCAATGGGCTTTCATGCTTATCTACAAGGGAGGAACATTCCTTTTGAAGGAATCTTTGCGACTGGCTTCAACTATAAAGCATTCCTTTATATCAACACTAGAGCAACTGAAGCTACAAAAGAGTTGGCTGTCCAACGTGGAGAAGCTCCTGACATACATGGTTCAGGTAAGCGTAATGCTAACCTCATGGCTATTGCTCCTAACGCTAGTAGTGGCATTATATGTAGTGGCACTTCCCCTAGTATTGAGCCTTATAGGGCTAACTGCTATACTCACAAGACCTTATCCGGTTCTTACCAAGTTAAGAATAAGTACCTTGAAAAGGTTCTCAAGACTAAGGGACTGAAGGGTAAAGAGTTAGATGAAGTTTGGAAAGATATCTCAGCCAATGAGGGTTCGGTCCAACACTTAGATATACTTTCTGATGATGAGAAAGAAATATTTAAAACAGCAAATGAGATAAACCAAATATGGATTGTCGAACATGCTGCTAAACGACAGGAGTTTGTGTGTCAAGCACAGTCTGTCAACCTATTCTTTACTTTACCT